CAAAATTGGAGATACTATTCTAATGGGAAGATTCAAAAACAAAAAAGTAGTAGTAAAAACAATAGGTACAGATGATTGGGGAATGCCAACAATCAATGGTAAGAAGGTAGCAACATTTAGAATACCAAAGAAAGATAATTTAAAAGAAATGGGACTTGGTGGTGGAGCTGGGGTAGGTTTGAGTTTACCAGGTGGATATATCAATGGAGCTCCTGATAGTGAAGATGTTAAGAAGAATAGTAAAAAACTTAACAACAAACGAATGAGTGGGTATGAGCCTGTAAAAGAATCAATATTATTAGAAGGTGGGGCTTATGGACATATGGCACATCCATTTGATATTGAAATGGGTTTAACATTTGGTGACCTTAAACAAATAGTAGTAAGAGCCCTTAATGGTGATTTGGAATTAGCAAGAGAAAAAACCGATGGACAGGCATTAGCAATTAGTTGGGTAAATGGTAGATTGGTTGCAGCTCGTAACAAATCNCACTTAAAAGATAAAGGAGTTGGTGCTATGACAATAGGACAAGTAGCAGATAAGTTTGCTGGTAGAGGTGGATTAACCGATGCTTATAACTTTGCTATGCAAGATTTATCAAAAGCAATAGCAGCTCTATCCGAACCTCAACGTAAGAAGGTTTTTAAGGATGGTAGTTCGTTTATGAATTTGGAAGTAATATATCCAACATCCGTAAACGTAATCCCCTACAATCAACCCCTATTAGTATTTCATGGTACTTTTGATTATGATATGGCTGGTACTATAATTGGACAAAATCAAGACGCAGCAAAAGTATTAGGTGGAATGATTAAGCAAGTAAATGCGCACGTACAATCTAAATATACAATACAGGGACCTCCAATGCAAACACTTCCTAAAACCGAACATCTTTCTAAATTACAAGGAAAGTATTTGGGAATGATTTCTAAACTACAATCTGAATTTGGATTAGCTGACTCGGATGGTGTAGCAGATTATCATCAGGCTTGGTGGACAAATTTTGTAGAAAAGGGAGCAAAGAAATTGGATGCACAACAAAAAATAGGATTAATTAAAAGATGGGCTTTTTTAGATAAAAGTTTTCGTATAGGGGATATAAAGGATGACAAGATAAGAGCTTGGGCCGAACAAACGGATAAACAAGACCAACAAAAGATATCAAAACAAAACTTAATGAGATTTGAGGAAATATTTTTAGGTGTTGGTGCAGATGTATTATCATTTATGACATCAGTATTAACTGCAAATCCTGCAGAAGCTACAAAACAAATGAAAGCAAAATTACAAAGTACAATATCTCAAGTAAAAGCAAGTGGTGACCCTAAAAAGATTGCAAAACTTAAATTAGAATTAAGTAGGATGCAAGCTTTGGGTGGATTTGATAAAATCGTACCAAATGAGGGATTGGTATTTGTATATGGTGGAAACACTTATAAACTAACAGGTGCATTCGCACCGCTTAATCAGATTTTAGGCATATTTTTTGATTCTTAATCGTTTTTTTGATTTTGATATACTTATATATACAAATATATCGTATATAGTATGGCAAAGGAATTCAACAAAAAATTCATGCACCCAACTCGTAGAAAGTTGGTTGATATGGTTTTAACGGGTGGGGAATATCAAAAGGAAACACAAATTTCATTCTCCGGAGCAGATAAAAAAAAGATAAAAAGAGAAGTTGGTGATAAGTGGACTGATGATAATGGTAGGTCTTATGAGCAATTGGAAGCTGGTAAAATAGAAACATCAGATTTGACAGATACAATGTCAGAAGTTAGAGCTTACTTAGATAAGTTAAACACTTGTAAATCTGATAATTGTAAAACAATAAAAGTAGGTAGGGTTGATAAAAAGTTAATATCTAAAACTGGATATTGTTTACATTGTCTTACATTGAGAGAAGCACAAATAAAATATGATGGATTGTGGGATGAATATGAAGATTACAAAATATATTCTAATATGATTTCATATGGTAACGATGTAATAGCACAATTTAAACAAGCTTATAAAGATGCAAAACAAACTTATGAAGTAGTTCAAGAAGATGGTACAATTGAAAAATGGAGTATGGAAAGAGATGTTAATGAATTAAAAGCAGAAATACTTTTAGATATTGTTAAATTTGAAGGTGAGATTGAACAAGCTACTAAATTAAGAAATGAGGCTTACGATAAATTAAAAGATAAAAATTACGATTTAGTAAGACCACTTAAGGATTAATATGAGTACTGGAATAACACAAAAGAAATCTTTAAAGGAGATAATTGCAGAAGAATACAAAAAATGTGCGGTAGACCCTATACATTTTATGAAGAAGTATTGTATGATTCAGCACCCTGTAAGAGGTAAGATACCATTTCAATTATATCCATTTCAAGAAAAGACTTTAACTCAATTTAATGGTAATAGATTTAATGTAGTTCTAAAATCAAGACAAACTGGTATATCAACACTTTGTGCTGGTTTTGCACTTTGGAAAATGATATTCAATTCAGATTTTAATGTGTTGGTAATTGCAACAAAGCAAGATGTAGCAAAGAACTTAGTAACAAAGGTTAGAGTAATGCATGAATTACTTCCTAGTTGGCTTAAAGGTGGGTCTATGGAAGATAACAAGCTTTCCCTTCGTTTACAAAATGGTTCTCAAATTAAGGCTATTGCTAGTTCTNCNGATGCAGGACGTTCTGAAGCATTATCACTTCTNATATTTGATGAAGCAGCTTTCATTGATGATATCGATGAGATTTGGGTGGCAGCTCAATCTACACTTTCAACGGGTGGAGCTTGTATTGCCCTTTCTACTCCTAATGGTGTGGGTAATTGGTTTCATAAAATTTGGTTAGGTGCGGAAGAAAGTACAAATCCATTTAATACAATCAGATTGCATTGGACAGTTCATCCTGAAAGAGACCAAAAATGGAGAGATGAGCAAGAGAAGCTATTGGGTACAAAAAAAGCAGCACAAGAGTGTGATTGTGATTTTGTATCTTCTGGTGAAACTGTAATTGAACCCGAATTATTAATGTTCTATAAAGAAACATATGTAATACCACCAATTGAGAAAGGTGGGTTTGATGGAAATCTTTGGAAGTGGGAGCATGCAGATTATTCTAAATCATATATGGTAGTTGCCGATGTGGCTAGAGGAGATGGAGCCGATTATTCTACGTGTCATGTAATTGATATTGTTAATTCTGTACAGGTTGCNGAATATAGAGGTAAGGTGGATACTAAAGATTTTGGAAACTTTTTAGTAGCCCTTTCAACAGAATATAATGATGCTTTGCTTGTAATAGAGAACGCAAACATTGGTTGGGCTACAATTCAGCAAGTAATTGATAGAGCGTATAAAAACTTATTCTATATGAGTAAGGATTTAAAATATATTGATGTAGAGAATCAAATGACGAATAGATATAGAAGTGAAGAAAAGGGATTGGTAGCTGGGTTTTCAACAACTTCTAAAACTAGACCTTTAATCATATCTAAATTAACTGATTACTTTAGAGAAAAATCAATTATAATTCGTTCATCTCGTTTAATAGATGAATTATTTACATTTATTTATATGAATGGTAGAGCTGAAGCAATGAGGGGTTATAACGATGACTTAGTGATGGCTATATCGATTGGGTTATGGGTTAGAGATACTGCACTTCGTTTAAGACAAGAGGGTATTGATTTAACCAAACAAGCGGTAAGTGGTATAACATCAAATACATCTCAAGGGGTATATGGTGGTAATGATATGATGAATGATAACCCTTGGAAAATGAGAGTTGGTGATGATTTTGAAGATTTATCCCAATGGTTGTAGTGTTTTGATATTTTACGATATTTATGTTATATAATGTCAAAATAGAAAACTGATAAAATAAATTATGGCAGAACAAGAATTAGATGACAGTAAAAGTTTTTTTGGTAGACTAAAGAAATTATTTTCAACAAATGCTATTGTTACCGTTGATAAAGACGGTAAGCGTAGAGTTGTTGATACGGATGAAAAGCAAATGAATACAAATTTTGTTAATCTTAGAGATAGATATACAAAATTACAAAGGTCATACTATGAAACCAATCAAGGTGCACAATCAATGGCATACCATCAGGTTCGTAGAGAATTATTTAGAGATTATGATTCTATGGATAATGACCCAATTATAGCATCTGCATTAGATATCTATTCAGATGAATCTACAACAAAGAATGAGTATGGTGATATATTGGCAATTAAATCATCAAACGAAAATGTAAGTGCAATATTACATAACCTATTTTATGATATTATAAACATAGAATTTAACCTTTGGCCTTGGACTAGAAACCTTGTAAAGTACGGAGATTTCTTTTTAGCATTAGAAATGGCAGAAGGTAAGGGTATTATTAAT